CGGGGAACTCCAGCGAGTTGAACGCACCACCCGAAGTCCACGTACCGTCACGGACGACAACGCCGTTCGAGGTGGCAGCGGTCATGGTGGCCGAGCAGGTAAGGACGTTGGTGGACTCGTTGATGTCCGACACGGTGAAGCCCGTCACCTGCTGGGCACCGGTCGTGGCGTCAACTACGTCGTACCGCGCCCTATTTGCGTCGTCGATCCACAGGAAGCGGTCACGGTCAACCTGCGACGAAGTGGTCGCGTCAAGGGTGATCGTGCTACCCGAGTCGGAAGCAACGTTCGCGAGGATGCCGCTACCGTCGCCCCAAGCCTGACGCTCGATGTCCGACGACATGGCCTCCTTCGCAGCCTGCATCTTCTCGGCCATGACCGGGACAGCGGCAGCCTGCGTGGACTCCAGAAGCGCCATCTCCTCCATCGTGAAGGAAATAGCGTGGGCGAGGTGCGCGAGGTTCAGAGAAGCCTCGTCGTACGTGGGGTCGCCCGGATCAGGGTAGTTACCACCCTGCGAGATGGTGGCCTGCCCGAGGGAATCACCGATACGCAACTTGATGTACGAACGGCGACCCTCGATATCGACGGTCACGCGGCTGTCTGCGTACGAACCCAGCCAACCGAGCAGGGTGCCCGGCTCGCTAAGGAGTTCGTAGTTCAGACCCGGAAGCCACGTGTCCTTCGCGAAAGCAGACGCGGAGGAATAAAGGGACAAAAGGGATCTCCTAACTGGAAACGGAAAGAAACTTCGCTATCCGCACCGTTCTCCCGAGATCCACTCGCCGGAGCCAACGCCGTGCTGGTGGTAGCCTACCACCTCACACCGCGCGGCTCCTAGCAAGTGAGAAGATCAGCCGTTGCTGAAGCGTGACTCCATGATTGCCTGTGCCTCGGCAAGGCTACGCGGAGGCTGGTCAGGCGAAGCCGCCAGACCGGTAGGAGCATACGTCTGGGGGGCACGACCCTGCTGCTGCGCGAAGTTTGCGAGCGACGAACGACGCCACTCGTCAAACTCCTGATACGCCTGACGCACGGCGTTCGACACAGGCTGGCCCGGCTGTACGTACTCCACAGCACGAGGAGCGATGAACTGAAGATCAGAGTCGGACAGGCTGAACTCAGACCTTACGCGGTCCATTTCAGTCCGAAACTCATCGAACTGCTGACGCTCCTGATACTGCTGTTCCATCTCGGAAAGCCGCTGCTCTACGATGGACTCCACATCCTGCTGCCAGACAGACCGAAGGTAGTTGGGGTCCAAGTCGGGCGTCGCAGGCTGCCCGTACGGGTTAGCCCCATACTCAGGTCCCGGCATTTCCTGTGATGCGTACGGGTTTGCGTACGGGTTACCGTACTGCTGCGGGTCATCTGCGTACTGGTAGTCATCGTTTCCGAACGGGTCGTTCTTAGCCTGCCAGTACAGGTTTGCGGCCTCGGAAAGTTCGCTGATGCTCATTCCGTCAGGGATCTCGTTGCCCTGAAGCATCCTCTCGATGAGGTAGGGGCGCTGATCGCGGTCGGCCAGCGCGTTCCATCCGTCCCATGCGTTACGAACGTCGCCGGGGTCGTACTGATCCGGCTCGAAACCGGCCTCCTGCCACGGTGCCCACGGGTTCGGGGCGTCCTGCGGCTGCTCTACATCATCACTCATTGTCGGCCTCCTCGTCCAGAGCCGTATCGTCAGCGTCTGAAGTGACGCCGATCAGTTGGAGTTCGTCGTCGATTTCCTCTGCCGAAGGCTTGGGAGGCTCGACGTCGGGAAGATCAACGTGGTCGTAGATGATCATTCCCGCCTTTGCCAGATTCTCTCGCACCTCACGCATGTAGAGAATCCCACGCTCTGCCGCAGCAAGAATCGCTGCAACGTCCTTCTCGAATCCGGGGCCAAAGCCCCTGTCTGAATCGCTACTCACATCGTCCCCATTGTTGAAGCGTTAGGCATACCCTTGTCCTTGGGAGGAGAGGGCTGCCCCTTTGGTGCAGGCTGAGACGGACCCTGCCCCTGATCGGGCGGAGTCTGCATACCCATCTGAGCAAGAGTTCCAGAAAGCATCTTCTTGTGCTGCTCTGCGTGCTCACGAGCAGCCTGCTTCACGAGCGGGTGCACCGCGTCGTAACCATCCGACAGTCTCCACAGATCGAGCGCCCGCAGGTGCGCGGCGTGGTCGTCGTAATCCTCGACAGTCGGCACATTGACTCCTGCGTCTCGCAGCATCGACAGCACTTCGGGCGGCTGAATACCCTGTCCAGCAAGCGCCGCCATGGGGTCCTGACCCTGTTGCATCGCAAGAGAAACTGCCTCCGTGTAAAGAGCCTGTGTCTGGCTGAAGTCGCGCCAGACCTGATCGCGCTCCTGCAACTTGCCCAGCGCTGCGATAGATCGGTTCTCTCGTTTTTGCTTGTCGCGCTGTGCCGTCTCTGAAGAAAGAAACTCGTCGTAAGATCCCTCGATAAATCGAGCGACATAAGGACGAATCTCGTTGCCCACAAGTGGGGCCAGTTGCATAAGAGTCTGGAACTGAAGTGCCCGTGACTTTGGAAGGATGGACGCGGTGATTCGGACATCCGTTGCGTCACGGATCATCTGCCCGACAAACGCGGTAAGTTCCTCGCTGTCCTCAACGCCCGGAGTCTGGATAAGGCGAGGGATCGCGTAGTAATCGCGAACGAGTTTCAGAGAGCGGGAAAGGCCCCACTCGATGCACCCTGCGACTTGGGACGCAGTACCGGACAACTGCGTCTCAGAGTTCTGCGCCAGCGCCTGAATACCGACCGCACTTTCAACACCCCCCGGCTGCACTCCACGCAGCGCGTCTGACTGGTTTGCGATTTCTGCCATCTGCTGAACGCACCACTGAAGGTGCTGGGTCAGGATTGCGACCGGCTCGCTCGGGGTGGGTAGGTAGTGCGGGTCGCCGATTGGGTGAACCTCGGCGAATCCCTTGTCGTTGTACAACTCCTGACCACGGAGGGAGCCGACCGGAAGCAGGACGGGCGGACGCGCCACCTTCTCCATCCACTCTGAGAGGAGCGAAAGAATCCTGTTGAACCGCTGCTGAATGGGACGCAGTTCGTCAACGGTTCCACGGCACTTCATGAAGTGACCGCCGTCCGGCTTTGGATTGAACGGACGGTACGGGAGGTCGTAGTCGTAGTACTCCTCGGCCACGAGGGGCTGCGACGGGGCGCGGTCAAGCCACTTCACGTGAGCGCCCTTCGGCCATTCACCGCCCGGCTTGATGAACATTTCGTGGACGATGTACTCCTCACGACCCGGTGCAAGCCTGTCAACCATCTGCGACTCGTCCTCGTACGCGACGGGTCCAATGGTTGCGTCCATGTTTGGGGCGGCAGAACTGTTGCTCTTGCCCGGAGCGTTTTTCTGCTCCTTCAGCATCTTGTCGATGTTGACCTTGTAGTCGGACTCAATCTTCGTCTTTGGAAGAACACGTGACTCGACAATCCACTGGACGTCCTTCCAGTGCGTTGCGCTTGTGTCAACTGAGATAGCGCCCGGCCGTACAACACGCCAGACCACCTCGCCCAACTTCATGCGCCTTGCCTGCCACAGGGTCCCGCCAGTGGGGTCCTGATCGACGAGTGCTTCGTACTCCTCGCGCGACGAAACTGGCTGACCGTCCATCTTGTAATAGACGGTCGTCTCGTCTCCGCAGTTCGGATCGAAGATAACGGAGAGGAAAGAGATACCGTCAATCTCTCCCGTAAGGACCATCTCCTTTATCGAGCGATCGACTCCCCAACCATCTTCAGTCCACTTTGCCGCGATGAGTTTCTGCGCCTGACGCGCACCGTCAATGACTTCCTGATCGCGAGTCTTGGGCACAACCTCGTAAGGAGGACGCGATGCAGTAAGTGTCGCAACGCGTCCGTCTGTCATCTGGCGCAGACGGTTGAAGATTTCACGCTTACGTCCACGACTTGTCTCGGCGAGGATCTCCAAACGACCGGACGAGAAGCCAGCGCCGGGGCGAGAGCGGAACCACTGATCGCCACGATAGATCATTCTGTTCATCTGCCAACGGCCGCGCTCGGACTGGGCTGCGGACTTACCCTGCTGCACCATCCGTTGAATCTTTGCGGAGGCTTCGCCCTTGCCGCGATAAAGATTGCTGTACGAGGTAGCCACTTACTATCTCCCATTTCCGGGCGTTGGAGTTCCGCCTGCGCCAGAGCGTCCAGACCCAACAGGGGGAGTCCCCCCTGCACCGGAGCGTGACGAACCAGCCGTTACTGGTGATCCGTACTCACGACCCGGAAGCCTTGCGGCAACAGTTGAGACTGCATTTATGATAGCGGAAGAAGGCGTACTTCCGGCAGAAGTAATCCCAGCGGTGATAACTGACGACAGAGCAACGAGTGACGCAGCGAGTTCTGTTCCGTTAGTTAGCGACGCAGATAGTGACGCGCTGGATTGAACGATTGACGCAGCGAGTTCCGTTCCGCTGCGTAGTTCTGCGGCTATAGAAGCAGAAGAAACAAGGACGGCTGCCGCAACTTCAATGCTCTTTCGCAGTTCCGCAGACGAGTTGAAGAACACGTTGCACTCGGCAACGGGGCGAACGGTCTGACTACGTAGTTCCGCTGTCAGAGTTGTGGAGGCCGACGCCGCTGCCTCTACCGGCTTCGGACCCCCACTCGATGTGAGGAGGAGGAGGAGCGTCACTTAGGCCGGGCCAACGCCCATGACAATGTAGTTGGTGACGACGAAGGGAGGCACGTTCTGGGTCATTATCCGACCTTCTGCGCCCAGAGTGCGGCGGCGGGTGCGCCGGATGCTGAACCGCACCTAATCGTGCTTGCGCCGTTGCGCGTACACAGCACACGGACGTTAGTGCTGACGCTGACGCTCATCTGCACAAGCCGTGATGTGAGTTGCAAAGCCTGCCCAGTACTCACTGTGCCGTTCGGGCCGCGTGAGTTTGTAACCTCAGCCGCAGTTGTCACGTTGTAGAGGCCGACGCACGCTGCGTCAGAAGTTACGGTATTGAACAGAACCGCGCTGCCTTGTACGAGCCACACGCCCGGTGTGAGCGTGATCGTTGCGGTGGCGTACACAAAGTCTGAGCCGAATGCTCCCGTCTGTGTCGTGGTGTCGCTTGCCGTCACAAACAACTGCGGCCAGATTTGACTCCACGCGCTACCCGTCCACCGCTGCTCCAAGTCCGTGTCAGTCTCATAAATCGTCTGCCCCTCAAACGGACTCGCGGGCCGCGTGGTGGAAGTGCAGATGATGGTGCCGGTCGTGACGGCGGGCCACTGGGTCGCCTGGACGATCTTGGATACGCGGAGGAAGGCGGGCGTCCAGTTGGACGGCTGACATGTAACCGTCGTGTCCGCTCCGACCGAAACGGCCTTGATCGTGACGGTGTGCGAACCAGCAGACGGCGTAAAACGAAACTGAGCAGATGCCGGTACGTTTGTTAGAGCGGTCGGAGTCCAGTTCCACACACGGGGCTGAGTGATTCCAGCAGGAGCAGCGCCGTCAATCTCAATAAGGAAGTAGAAGTCGGTGGACCCTGCTGCGCTAATACGCGGAACATAAAGATCAACGACGCACGCGCTCCCGTCGGCCACGAAGGTAAGCGGACCCATGACCGTGGCTGCCGCAGCACCGTTAGTGATAACTTGATTTGCGTTCTTACTGACAGATGCCAACTCCACCAGCCCGCCGCTTGCAGTCACTACCTGAGTGTCGGTGAGGGTGGTCATCAGGCTGCCTTCACTCGGACGGGGGTGACGGTTTCGGTAATGCGGTTAAAACTTCCCTGCGCGGGGTTCGGCTGAAAGATTCCACGAAGGACTCCGCCGGACGAGGCTACGGTGATGCGTCGTGTCTTGACCATCGGACCACCGATGTTTGCTGCTGCGCAGTAAAACGATGAAACCTTCGGGTAGTCGAACGCCTCGGAGTTGAGGACCGGACCCATTTCGACGTAAGTTGCGCTAGCCGTAGTCGCAAGAGCGAAGCCAACCTCAATAGTCACCATGTAGTCACCGGGCAGCGCGACTGTGTACCCGGTCAGGAGGGAGTAGGACGGCGTTGCGCCAGCAAGTGTCCCCCCGGCGGCGTTTTCCATCCACGGCGCACCCCCAACGAACTTCCACGGGTACGTCCCGCTCGCGTCGTACTGCAAGTCCCAATACACGCCGTTCGTAGCGTCGGCAACGTACGTTACGACCTCCCCAAACTGCGGGTTCGCGGGCAGCGACGTAACAATCGGGGGCGTGTTGCCGAGCGCAACGCCCTGACGCGGTACGTCGGGCAGCGCCTTGATGATGTAGTTGGTGACGAGGAACGGGGGCATGTTGGCTGCCGTTCCGACCGATTGGTTGTGATCGTTAGACGTAAAGGTATGCGTGTGCGATGCGCCGTTTTCCCATACGTCTAGCGACGAGCCAACTGAACTGCTGACACCAAAGCCACCAGAGCCGCCCGCGACGTTGGCTAGGTAGAGAGTGCTGTTCCCGTTTACGCGGAGGGTGTGCGAGTGGTTGGCGCTGCCGTTTCCTGTTGTTCCAGTATGGGTGTGGGATTGCAGGCGGGTGTCTCCGCCCTTAGCGCCAACGGTGCGCGCGACGTTGTTAGCGGCAACGCCTTCGTTCCCCGCGCCAATCGGCATGCGTCCACGAAGGTCAGGAACAGTGAAGTTCGCGCCGGACCCCCCGTAAGTGTACGAAAGAACGGAGAACAGTTCTGGGTACACAGACGTTGAGTACGAAGTCCCGTCACACAGGAGCCAACCCGTAGGTGCATTGGCCCCGGCGAACGCCTGCAAGGAGCCGACCGGCACAGGCTGGACGGCCTGCACGAACTGTGCGCCGATCAGAGCCATCTAGTCGCTCTCCGTGAAGATCGCCACGGTCTGCGTACCGCTCGCGGCCTTTGCGTGGACCGCAGCGGTGGGGGAGCGGTCAATCGTGAGCGCCTGCCCCGGCGCGAGCCGGATGCCCTGATTGTCGGTAACGCCAGACGCGCCCACCCAGACATAATCGCTACCGAGGTTGGTCAGCACGATGGTGCGGCGGGTGGCAGACGAAGCAACGATCTGCCCCGAGGTCGTAGTCACCGAGGCGCTGGTGCTTGCGATGGTCGCGCCACGCTCGATGACAGCAAGACCGGCCGCAGTAGCCGGGATGTGCGTGCGATCACCGTCAGCGGAGTACGCCAGTTTGACGATCTGTACGTGACCAGTGCCCGAGTCGTCGGTGGCGACGACAGCGCCGCCGCTCATTGAGTTGAGGGTTACGTCATCTGCCATCGCTGACCGCCTTAGGTAAGCGTGATGTCAAGGTCACCGGGCTGGAACAGCACGGTGTCGTACTGTGCAACGCTGACCGGGGTAGTCAACTGTGCGTAAGCAATCATGTTGCCCGCCGTGAGCGCGTCGCAGATTCCGACATAAGTGACCGTGCCCCACGAGGTAGTCGCAAGGGGGAACGCGATCAGGTTCGTGTTAGCGGTCGCGCCACCCGATACAGCGTTCCAGTTTGACCCGTTGTTTGTAACTGAGACACGAGCGTAGGAACCACCAGATGGCTCGCCTGCGGTCGATCCAGTTGACGAGTCCGAGAGCGTGGCCGTCCAGAGTCCGATGTAGTACGTCGCCGGAACGGTGAGGGTCTGGTTGCCGAACAGTTTTCCAAGAACCTGATCCTCGAAGTAGTCGCTAAGGCCGGAAGCCATTAGTCAGTGACCTCCATGACCGACACCGAGCCGGATCCCGAGGCAAGGACCGCGTAGTACGCGTTCTTCGCAGAGCCGTCGGCGGGGTGCGAGTTCTCGATCACGATGGTTTCGTCAGCGTCAATGTGGAAACCGTTGGACGTCGTGACGCCGAGGGGTCCGATGTACGCCTTACTGGAGTGGACATTCTTGATGTACAGGCGACGACGCTTCGGGTCAGTCCCACAAAGCAGCGTCGCCGTCGTTCCAACGGTGACGTTGGATGTGGTGACAGACATTAGTTGTCCTCCTCGGACATCAGGATGCGGAGGTCGTCATCCCACGGGACGTTGAGGCCGACCGCTGCCTCCACTTCCTCAGCGGTCGGAACATTGTCGAGGGCCTGCACGACGTTCATCATGCGGGCTGCCTCTGGTGCCTGAATACGGTCGAGCAGCGACGAACGCTCCTTCTGGCCCATCATGAAGATGAGGCAGGCTGCCGCAGCATTGACGACAGTTGTGACGCCGAGAGTGATGACGGCGACGATCATGGCGTCCAGTAGTTCTTGTGGCCGGACTTCTGAAGGTAGGTAACGGCTGCGGCGAGGTTCCGCTTCTGCTCCGCCGTCTTTGCGTTACGCGCCCACTTGTGAGTCCTCTTGAACTCCTTCATAGCGGCTGAACGCGCCTCTGGAGTTGAGACTGCTCCGACGTCGCCGTGCTTGTTCTCCTGCATCGCATAAAGACGATTCGTGTAGTACGCCTTGCGAAGAAACTTTCCGGTCTTTCCCTTCGGACCAGCGCCGTAGTCAGACATCCTACTGATCTTTTGGGCCGAGGTAGCGTTGGGCTTTGCCCCGCGAGGGGTGGGAGAAGCAGGGCTGGTAGACGTTCCGGGCCTGCCAGCCTTGACGTTGCTGACGAACTGAGCACCGTACTGTCGTGCAGCCTTCGCCTCGGCAGGCCCGACGATCACGTTCTGCGGCTTGCTCATGCCCGTTGCGATTCCAGCGTTCTTCATGGTGTCTGCAACCACGAAGGCCGTCCCGATAGCGCCAAGACGTCCGAGAATCCCACGAGCAGCAGAGCCAGACGACGGCTTGGGGATGTTCGCCGGGGGGGCCGGAGGCTTATAGGGAACCGGGAGGTTCTTCCCAAGGGGACCCTGCGGAAGGTTCGACCCCATAGGAACGCGACCACCGCGACCACCCCGTCCGCCGCGACCGCTGCCGCTGGCCTGCGGAGGCTCAATAACACCGGGTGTGTAGTTCGGAGGCTGCGCTGCGGCAGAACGAACACGAGCGCGGTTCTTTGCGCGAGTCTGCGCCGCCTTCTGCTGGGGAGACGGGGCCTTGGGCTTCCTCATCGGGTTGTCCTCGATGATTCCCATGTGCTTCAACCACGCGGCCTGACTTGGGTCAGAGCCGGGCGGTGGCTTACGAGGCGGCATTGTTCAGCGCCTTCTTTCTGGCAAGTGCCTTAGCGTAGATACGACGCGCAGCAGCCTCGTTACCCGGAACAGACTCTCCCCATGCTGCGGCAGTTAGGGCGGCACGCGTCGGCTGCCCGTTTGGCTTCTTCATTGGCGGAAGATTCTTCTGCCCGTAGAAGCGTGACGCCCACGAGATCCATCGCTTCTTGTCGGCGGGTGACGCCGACGAGTACGACTTGACTCCGGGCTTCAGGTTCGCGCCTTCCGTGCGCTTGTAGTGCGCTCGGCCCTTTGCGGTAAGACCGCCCTGTGGATCGCGGATCGGCACTTACTTCTTCTTCTTCGCGAACTTCTTCTCGCGCACCATCTTCAGGAACTCGGCCTTCGACATCTTCTTCCCCTTGCGCGGAGGAACGCCCCTCTTGACCGGAGGCTTCTTGCCGCCCGTCTTGGGGTACGTGTTCTTGGCGAACTTGCCCTTCATTCCGCCCATGTCGATTTCGCCGGTGTCGTCCATCTCATCCTTCATGATACTCCTTGGAAGTTTGCCATACGTGCCCCGCGATTCGTGCAACATCTCGCGAGCCTTTTCACGGGAAAGCCCCTTTGGCTTCACCTTGCCAGACGCAACAGCGCCCATGTAACGCCACTGTGCTTGTGATGAGACTGGCATTACCGGTACCTCGAAGCAGTCTTACGTGCAGCAGGGGGCTGTGGAACGAACTGCTTACCCTGAGCCGTGCCCTTGCGCTTCGCTGCGGTAGACGCTGCGTACTCGGAAGCGCTCATATTCTGGATTGCCTTCTTCGGAAGGTATCGCTCACCGGTGGCGTTCTTACCCTGCGTCGATGGCTTGCCAGACTTCGTGCCCCACTCCTCTTTCGTCCACTTGGACAAGGACTGCTGGCTCTTGGTCTTGGGGCCGGAGTAGCCGCCGCCTGCCTTCTCGTACGCCTGAGACAGGAGTTGCGCCTTGCGTGCGCTCCACTGACCGGGGCGACCGCCCTTCGACCCCGCACGGATGCGGGCAAAGATGCGCTTACGGAGTTCTGGGTTGGTGTAAGCCAACTACCAAACACCCCTCACGGATTCAGCGCGACGGATGCTTCTCTGAACCTTTTTGGGGAGGATGTGTGGCGGAATCGGTCCTGCCATCGAACCGAGACTCTTTCCGCGTGCGAGATGCACGACGGCAGGCAGGGCAGACAGAGCGCCGGTTCCCTTCAGTATTGCCGCCGCGCCCATACCGGCGATGCGGGGTGAAACGCCGCTCGACGGTCGGGGCGGTGTGGGGACGCGACCCGACTTTGCCGTTGCTGGCTTGTAAGGAAGCGTCTGTGCGGGCTTGACGTTGTGGTACTGCTTGCGCCAGATCGCCTCAGGGCTTCGCGGGAACTGGCTATCGGCAGCGACATCGTAAGCGCGAAGCGTGTTTCGCATACGCTTGGCGTCTGGCGTCTGACGAGCGCGACGCAAGTCGTCAAGAGTTTTAGTGCCGCTGTTCGTCGCAAGCGCGTGACGCTCCGCAGTTTTCGTCGCAGCGTCGTTGAACATCTCGCGACGACGAATCTTTGGAGACGACGCACGAGCAGCCGGAGTCGCGTTTCCGACACCGCGTGGTGCGTCCATGATCTTTGCGATGCGTGGGTTCTGCGCCCTCAACTCGATTTCGCTCATGACATTTCCAAGCGTGAGCGACTTCTTGCTGACGAGTTCACGCTGAACACGGGGATGCTTTGAGGGTGCAAAGTCATCGCCCTTCAGTTTCCAGACGTTAGAGAACCGCTCCGGGTCTGTCGTAACCCCTGCGCGTTTTCCGACTTCCTGAGAAACGGAGTTCGTGTACCATGACGGCCTGAACCTGTAGCGAACCCTCGGCACTACGCAGCCTTCGCCTTCGCCTTCGGAGTGGCCGGACGAATCTTCGACGCGATGCGGTCGAGGTCCTCGTCGCTCAGGTGCATCTCATTCTCGCGTGCGACGAGGAGATCGGCCCGGAGGTCGTCGTTCTCGCTGACGAGAGCCTCCACCCGATCCGTGAGATTCTGGATCTCCTCCTTCATCTGCTGGTACTCGGCAGTCGTGATGGGAGCGAACGGTGAACCCTCTCGCGAGAGCATGTACCGAATCCACTCTGCGCTCTGGTAGAGCGTCTGGTGACGGAGTTCGCCGTTCGCAGCGGCGTTCGGATCTGCGTCGTAGTACCCCCAGTTGTGCTCGAAGTACGGCCCAGCGTCCTCGTTAGAGGTGCCAGTGCGGTTGCACCGGCGAGGCATATGTGTTGGCGTCCCCACCCAACGATCAGACATAACTCGGAGAAACCTCCGGTCGGTTACGAGTACTGAGTACAATAACGCGAGCAGTCAACGGACGAGGAAACATGAATGTAGATGTGTGGGCGGGCTACCACCCGCTGCCCGCTCAGGAAAGATTCCACCGATCGACGGCGAAGTGGAGGCTCTACGCCGGGGCCGTGGGTGCGGGAAAGACGAAGGCTGGTTCGCGTGAGGCCATCCGCACCGCCATCGAGTACCCGAACTCACTCGGGATCATCGGGCGTAAGGAATACCGCCCGCTGATGGACTCAACATGGAGGACGTTCCTCCGAGAGTTGGACATGACCGGCCTTGTCGAAGCGGGTCTGGCGAAGGTCACGGGGGGTAAGGCGGCATCAAGCCCACCTCATGTCAAGTTCTGGAACGGATCAGAGATCATGTTCCGTAACGCCAAGAGCGAGCAGAACTTCCTCGGCGTGGAGCCTGACTGGGTTTACCTTGACGAAGGCTCCGAAATCTCTGACGAAGTGT